CGAGCGCATTCAAGTGCTGGGCAAAGGCGCGCAGTTCCAGACGCTCTCAGCGCACATCAAGGATCTGGAGTTCCTGAACCTCGCGCGCGTCAGCCGGGACCAGATCCTCGCTGCGTACCACGTCCCCGCCTCGAAGCTCGGGCTCGTCGAAGACGCCAGCCGCGCGAACGGCGAAGAGTCCGATCGAGTCTACAGCTCGCTCTGCCTAGGTCCGCGTCTGCGCCGCTACCACGAGCCGATCACGCTGCGCGTCCTGCCCCGCCTCGGGCTCGACCCGTCGCGCTTCTGCTTCGAGTTCGATCCCGTCGAGGTCGCAGACAAGACCTTCGAGCGCGATGCCGCGCAGGCTGCGTTTCAGGCAGGCGCGATCACGCTCGACGAGTACCGCGAGCGAATCGGCTTCCCGCCCGCAGAGAACGGCAGCGGCGAGGTCTATTTCGTGCCGTTCGGTGCGAACGTGGTCACATCGCCAGATGAAGCGCCGGGCAACTCGATGCCTGCGCCCCCCGCGCCCCCTGTTGCAGACGAAGACCGTTCAGTCCGCGTAGTCGTCGAAACGGAAACACGCGAAGCCCCGGCAGTCGAAGTCGAAGCCGACGACCGCGAGCTGGAAGACCCGAGCGACGAGCGCATCAATCTGACGGCGCTCCGCTTCCTGTCGAAGCAGGGGGAAGCCGAGCGGCGCATGAAGGGTCGTCTGCGTTCGATCTTCAGCAGGATGCAGTCTGCTGTCGTGCAGGCCGTGAAAGAAGGGAAGCGCGCGTTGCCGGAGCATCGGGCGTCGCTCCAGGATCTCGGCACCGTCATGGACGAGTTCAACGGCGAGATCCACGAGCTTCTAACCGAAGAGGCCCGGCGCAACTTCGCCGAAGGATTCGATGACTTCAGCGATGAGATCGCTGCTGCCGTGTCTCCCGATCTGCTGATCGACTTCGAGCTGATCGACGATGATGTCATCGAGTGGGCGCGATCCGATTCCGAATACAAGATCACGACCATCTCCGAGTCGCTGAAGAACGCCGTGCGCGACGAGCTGCAAGCATCCCTCGAAGAAGGCGAGTCGATTCGCGATCTAGCCCGACGCCTCAACGAGCGATTCAACAAGCTGAAGAGCACGCAGGCAGAGACGATCGCCCGCACCGAAACGGCAGGCGCATATAACCACGGCAAATACACCAATGCCGAAGCCTTCGACAAAACGCACGCATCGCTTCGCGTCACGAAGACGTGGGTTCCGACGCAAGACGAACGGACCCGAGAAGCACACCGCGCGCACATGATCCAGAACGTGCAGGGCGACCCGAAGCGAACCGTGCTTCGCGAGGAAGCATTCGTCGTCGATGGCGAGCGACTGATGAGGCCCCTCGACCAGAACGGAAGCCCCGGCAACGTCATCAACTGTCGATGCGTCCTGACGTTCGACGTGCAAGGAGAACTCTGATGGAGTCGATCAACACCCGCGCGAGCGCGATCGAGCAGACCGAGACGACGACGTGGTTCCGCGCGTCCACGAACGACATCGACCGGCACGGCACGATCGTCGAGCCGCGCGGCATCGACACGACGAACTACTCGGCCAACCCCGTCTTCATGTGGGGCCACGACGCTTACGGCTCGGGCGGTGGTCCGCCGGATCTGGAGAACGTCCTGGGGCGCGTCATCGACTACCGCAAGGACGACAGCGCCTTCGACATCGAAGTGGAGTGGGCCTCGCACGACCGAGCCTCGATGGCTCGCGATCTCGTCCGCGCCGGGTTCCTGAGCGCCGTCAGCGTTGGCTTCATCCCCGACGCCGAGTCGATGTCCACGCGCTCGATCGAGGGCTCCGAAGTGCCCGTCTACAACCGCACTGAGCTGGTCGAAGTCAGCCTCGTGCCCGTTCCTTCCAACCCGAACGCGATCGCCTTGGCGCGGTCTATTCGGTTGCCTGTTTTCTCGCAGCACGCTTCTCCGCCGGAAGGCGCAGATGCCGAAGCGTTCCGAGATGCGACCCGGAGCCTGCTCGCCATCGAAAGCCTGCGGCGCTCCATTCGATAGAAGGAGTCCATCATCATGGAACTCAACGAAGCCATCGACGAACTGCGCGGCGAGATCCGCCAGTTCAACGAGGAAGCGGTCAATCCGATCAAGGAGCGACTCGCCAGCCTCGAAGAGCGCGGCACCGCGCCGAGCGACGAGAAGGTCACCGACCTCGAATCCCGCCTCGCCGAGCAGAACGACAAGCTCGCCGACATCAGCGAGACGCTCCGTCTCGTGCAGGCGAACGAGGGCCTGATCCAGCCGAAGGTCGAGACGAAGAGCGACCCGTTCAAGGGAATGTTCTTCCGAGACATCGACTCTGCTCGCGCCGAGCTGCTGCACGGTGAGACGCGCGCCATCGCGCTCGCGGACATCGCCAGCGCGGGCAAGCTCACGGACGAGACGGCGAGCGCCTTCCTCGACTACGTTGTCGGCGACCAGCCGACGCTCAGCGTGATCGAGCGGCGCACGATGAACTCGCCCACGGCACGGCTCGACCGCATCGGAGTCGGCACCCGCCAGCTTCGGCTTGCTGCCGAGAACCAGGCACCGTCCGACACCGACGCGATCAGCTTCGCGGCTCGCTCGCTGAGCGTGACCGAAGCGATCTGGGCCGAGGACATCTCGTGGAGCTTCCTCGAAGACAACATCGCGGGAAGCAACGCCGAGCAGCAGATCGCCAACGTGGTCGCCAAGGCCATCGGCGAGGAGCTGAATGACCTCGCCTGGAACGGTGACGAGGATGCGAACGACGGTGGAACGCCCCCGGTGGCGACCCCGTGGTTCAACATCAACGACGGCTTCGAGCAGCTCTTGAACGACGACTCGGGATCGAACGTGACGGACGTCAGTCTGTCGGGCGACACGACCGCGCTTGCCGCGCTCAACACGCTCTACAAGACCATGCCGTCGCAGTACCGGACGATCGGAGATCAGCGGATCTTCTGCTCGCCCGGATTCGCGACCGAATACATGGAAGAGCTCGGCAACCGCGCAACGGGACTCGGTGACACGACGATCGTCGGCGGCGCTGCGGGACTCCGATACTTCGGCATCCCGCTCGTGGTGGATCGGTTCCTCGACGCCGACAAAATCTACATGACCCCGGCGTCCAACCTCGTCTTCGGCGTTCACCGCGATGTGACGCAGGAGATGGACTGGAACCCGCGCAAGCGTCAGGTCGAGTTGACGATCTCGATGCGGGTGGACTTCCAGTACAAGTTCGGTGGCGTCGTCGCTCGCGGCCACTCCATCGTCTCGGGTCTGGAGTAACCCACGATGGGTAAGACGAACGCACCGCGCTGCTGCTGCCGCCATCGCGATCTGGACCGTCCTGATCGTCGCTGCGCGTGTGCGTCGTCTTGCTGTCGTCCCGTCGAGGCTTCGGGTGGTTCCTTCCTCGACGGGGCGTCAGCCTCCATCGGCTTTCCGCTCGCCCGTACCGCGCTCGATCGGCGTGAGGTGAAGACACGATGAGCTTGGTCACGGCCCCCGAACTCGCCGCGCACATGCGGCAGACTACTGCGGTCGCCGGAGCATCGGCGCTTATCGACACCGCCGAAGATGTCGTCGCTGCCTTCCTCGACGTGATGGCACCCGCCAGCGGTCGCCACCCGCTGCACGAGCACACGATCGTCGAGCGCATCACGCCCGCCGTTGATCGCACGACGCTCGAAGTCCAGGGCGGCTACGTCAACGCCGTGCAGTCGATCTACACCGTGAGCGGCACCACGATGACGCCGATCGGTCAGAACCCGTTCGCGCAAGGCTGGACGGTCGGCACCCGCACTTCGACGGGCGCAGTCTACGAGTTCCAGCGCGGCGTCGAGTACGTTGTCGAGTACCGCACGGGTTGGGCCACGGGCACGCGCACGCTCTACGACTTCACGAACGCCACGCCAGAGACGCCGGGCAACTTCAACCTACTGTCGTGGACCGTCGAAGACGACTCCGGCACCGCGCAGTCGAACCTCGCGCAAGGCAGCGCGACTCGGATGCGCTGGACGCAGACCGAGCGCAGCGAGTTTCTCGTGTCGCCGACCATCTCGCTCGCGGGATCGTCCTACCCGTTCGTCTCGA